TTACAATTTTCTTTAAGAAGACATGTTGAGTATCTGAGATTTAGATTTTCCTTTTCTTTTGCAGTCCAGTAAAAATCAGACATTACTTCATCTCTCGTTTTAGTTTTAGTTTTAGTCATGACCGATTACCCCATTGTATATCAGGAAATGCCTCCTCAACTATTTCACGAGTTAATTTATATTTCTTCTTTAAATTTTTATCTTTAACCAAACAAATAATTTCAGCTTCATCTGGATGAAGTCCCTCTAAAAGTTGCATGAAAAGTTGTTCTCTTTTCACAGGTCGAAGAGGATCATTTCCACCTTTGACAAAGTTGTATAATACCTTCCACTCATGTGCAAGATATGTATGTTCTGTGCCTGCTGGTGCTGCATTCTTTTCATAAGGGACATCTCCCTCTGGAAGCATTGATTTCACAGACTCATCAAAATTCCAAATCAAAACAGATTTAAGATGTAAAGATTCGTTCTCCTTTAGTAACTTAATCTTCTTCGCTTTTGTTTTCTGTTTTGATATTAATGCCAACACCTCACTCAATAATGGGTTTGGTGGTAATCTCTGTTCTCCCAGAACGGGATGTGTCGTAGTCATAATTCGTCTTCAGTTTCACTATCAAAGTTTACGTTTTCAAATCGAAAGGCAATAACTTCGTCTGGAATGATATTACCTTTTAAGTCATACATCTCAGGATGCATCTCAGGGATGGTCATTCTCTGATTGTGTTCTTTGTATAACCATCCTATTATACCACCAACACAGAGAAAAAGCACTGCAACGAGAGTGCCAAAAGTTAATGCTATTGCTAACATGTTATTACCTTGAGTTAATTTTTTTAAGTTAAACTTTTGTGGTGTTGGCCTCCTACGTTGTAACATAAGTTCAACACCTTTATTTATTCTTACTTTTCCGTCTACCTCTTCTTCTTTCTTTTTCGTATCTTTGGGCATCATCTAAAATTTCATTGAAATAATCTTTTAACTTTCTTGCGTTCGGTTTACCGATATGACCATACGCTTCTCGAAGTTGTTGATGGGTATTGTCCTTTCCACCTTTGATGTACTCTTCTAAATCAAAAATTAAATCACCTAGTTCCTTTGCTGTAGAACTTTGATTAAATTCTTTTGCACCAACTCCTGTTGTTTTACAGGACTCCATAAAATCATAGAACTTTAAATGAAATTTTTTGTCCTTGAATGCAACATCGATTGCTTGATCTACGATTGTGTAAATGTCTTCCATTAAACTAAGTTCTTTTCATCTAAGTATTTGAATGTGTCTAAACATCCTCCGATTAACTTACCATCCACCGTTATTTTTGGGAAAGATGATCCGTAACCAAACTCAGATACAAACCCCTCTTGGGTGAAATGATCTCCAAGTTTGTAAACCACATAGTCTACCTTGGCCAACTCTAACAACTTTTCTGCTTTGATGCAATAGGAGCATCCTTCCTTTGAATAAACGGTGAATTTCATTTAAATCTTAAGTGCGTTTACTGTTTCCCAATCTTTTTGGAAAAGATCTAAACCTTTATCTGTTAGCACATGATTGTACATCTTATCAAATATTGATGGAGGCATAGTAACGATGTCTGCACCATTCAAGAAAGACTTACTAACACTTCCAACATCTCTTATAGAAGCAGATAAAATCTGTGTCCTAACGTCAGTATATATTCTTCTACCAACTTCAGATCCATTTGATTGAACTTTATAGATGTCTGAAATTTCTTTAATCAGATTCAATCCATTAAAAGAATTATCATCCACCCTACCAACAAAAGGAGAGACGTAGGCAGCGCCTGCCTTAGATGCCAAGATCGCTTGAGCAGCACTGAATACCAAAGTAACATTTACTTTGATTCCCTCTTCTGAGAGGAGTTTGCAACCCCTAAGTCCATCTGGTGTGCAAGGCACTTTAATTGTTGTGACTTCACCAAATTTGTTATAGAGTCTACGACCCTCTTGAAGAAACTCAAAATAATCATCAGTCACGATTTCCATGCTGATGTCATCAACACCAATGATCGTGAGTTCTTTATATACATCCTCTGGATCCCTACCACTCTTTCTAATCAGAGTTGGGTTTGTTGTGACACCATCAATCAATCCAGTTTCGTAACACTTTCCTATAAGATTGACATCTGCTGTGTCAAGAAAAATTTTCATAAATCAAATAATTTATTTTCATTTACAGTATCATGACATCTCAAGGATGTCAACAGACAAAAAAAAGACCTCCGAAGAGGTCTTTTGGGTTTGTTCCGATTGTAGAGACCGCACGAACGATGTCTCAATCTTATTTATTAACCGATAGAAGGAGCAACAAGAGCAACTTCACTAGTCTCTGCAGTAGCAAGGTCTAGTGGGAAGTTGTGAGCATTACGCTCGTGCATTACTTCCATACCAAGGTTAGCACGGTTAAGCACATCACCCCAAGTAGGAACAACCTTACCTGATGAGTCTACGACTGACTGGTTGAAGTTGAAACCGTTAAGGTTGAATGCCATTGTACTGATACCCATCGCAGTTATCCAGATACAGACCACAGGGAAAACAGCAAGGAAGAAGTGAAGACTCCTTGAGTTATTAAAGGACGCATACTGGAAGATAAGTCTACCAAAGTATCCATGAGCTGCAACGATGTTGTATGTCTCTTCTTCTTGACCAAACTTATAGCCATAGTTCTGAGAAGTAAGGCCTGTTGTCTCACGAATAAGAGAGGAAGTAACAAGACTTCCGTGCATAGCAGAGAAAAGAGCTCCACCGAATACCCCAGCAACACCGAGCATGTGGAACGGATGCATAAGGATATTATGTTCTGCCTGAAATACGAACATAAAGTTAAAAGTACCACTAATACCAAGAGGCATACCATCTGAGAAACTCCCTTGTCCGAAAGGATAAACTAAGAATACTGCGAATGCAGCGGATACTGGTGCAGAATATGCTACAGCTATCCAAGGTCTCATACCTAATCTATAACTAAGTTCCCATTGGCGTCCCATGTAAGCAGAGATACCGATAAGGAAGTGGAAGACGACGAGTTGATATGGGCCTCCATTGTAGAGCCATTCGTCAACTGATGCTGCTTCCCAGATTGGGTAGAAGTGCAAACCGATTGCGTTTGATGATGGAACGACTGCTCCTGAAATGATGTTGTTACCATAGAGAAGTGAGCCAGCTACAGGTTCGCGGATGCCGTCGATATCGACTGGCGGTGCAGCGATGAATGCTACGATAAAGCATGCTGCTGCGGTTAAAAGGCAAGGAACCATCAAGACACCGAACCAACCTACATAAAGTCTGTTGTTTGTGCTTGTGACCCACTCGCAAAACTCAGGCCAACCTTGTAATAGGCCTTCTTGTCTTTTTGAAAGAGTTGTCATGAGGACGTTATTTGATTAATAGGGCTCAAAGGGTAGAGCGATATTAATATTTCCATCAATCCCTTCACTGATGGATATGAGAGACGTAATTTTGATTCCCTATAGGTCTCGGTTTAAGGGGAAGATATATAAAGTGTTAAAACGAACACCTTTCGTTATTTATAGTAACAGATCTTTACATTAATGGCAAGTATCATTTGATACTCAACATAAAACTCAATCATTTATGTGTCTAAATAGTTTGCAGACTCATAGTGCATAATTTCATGAAAAGATTTTTACCAATTATATTACTAGCGAGTTTTGGTTCACCAGCCATGGCTGATATCACTCATAAGTTATCAAGTAGTGTACAACTCAGCGTGGCGGCAGGAGCGACTCAGGTAGAACGTATCGGCACAACATATTCCGTTTCAGGTTCAGGCGTAGATACAACTTATACACCGTCTGGTGGCAGTGCTGTAAGTGACGGTATTGGTTCATTAACCATATCATCAGGCGTTGGTGCGATTCCAACATTAGAAGCCACTCAAAAAACAGCTGGAAATAGTTTCAGTTTCAGCCAAACATTTACTCAAGGCGATGCGATTTCAGGTTCTGCACCAACGGCAGGAACAGTATCCAACTTTAGTAATCAAACATCAACAGCTGCAGGATCAGCAGGCAGTCTCGCTGGTACGATCACAACAGCAGGCGCTGTTGCCGTAACCGCTGGCGGCGCAGGCACTGTTGCTACTGGCCAATTTGTGAACGAGCTCACAGTGGATTAGAGTATGTATGAAAAAGAGAATACGTGTTATTGTTGCAACTGTGATCATTGCACTCACACCTCAAAGTGTGGGTGCTGTGCCAGTTGTGCCGAATTTCACTCAGGGCTCTATGACTTCCACGACGGAAACCACGAGCACGGTCAATGAGACTATAAATAGTATGAACTATGATACAGGCTATCAGCATGTTATCACAGGCACAAATATATCACATGATGGCAATACTATATCATCACCTACCACATCAACTGGTAGTAATACACTGAACGGAGTGACTTCAACATGGACAGGATTGGATCTAGATCAGAAACCAAACTTCACAATAACAACACCAGGCCAAGCTTTTCAATTTACAGAAACATATTCTGGGCCAGGCCTCAAAAATCACACAATCATAAATCGCGAAACCACCATCCAAAGCGTCACGACCACTACAAGCGTATTCAGCAACTGATTGCTGCATGTTTAATTGGATCAGCTTCACCTACATTTGCGAGTGATGTAGGTGGTGTTTCAGCCACAGCAAATCCAGTGGCCAACTCCTCTGGCTCGGTGACTAATCAAGCTATACAGGTTCTTCAGGGCCCATACATAACTAATACTTATGGCGGCGGCATACAATGCCAAGGCCCAACAATGAATCTAACACCATTTGCGACAGGAAATATTGTTGTAAAGAGACCGTACGAAGATTATTGGATGGATCCCGTCTACAACAATGTAGATGCGGATGACGACTCAGTTCCAGATAATCCTGGCGAAATATTATATTACAAGCCAGTAAGAACTGGCCAAAAAGACAGTAGCACACTCTCAATAGGTGTCTCCGCTACATGGTCAAAACCATTAGATAAAAAACTACAAGCACTTTGTAAGACAGCAGCGACTACTCAAATAGAAATGCAAAAGCAGTTGACTGCAAATAAAAGATTAGACTTTGAGATAGCACGTCTAAAAAATTGTGGCGAGTTGATGAAGGCTGGTATCATGTTTCATAAGCAATCACCATATTATGCAGTATGTGCTGACGTGGTTTTGGTGAATCCGCCAGGCACGCTGCCAGATCACAGTCATTCTATCCCTTCTTCGGTTTCTTCAAAGGTGGTAACTCCCTCGACTTCCGATAACGATCAGTCAAAATCTCTTGACGAGAAGGTCGATGTTGAGTCTTCCCAAAAATCTTCTGAACTTTCCCAATCACCTTCTTCACAATCGGCTTTACCCCCTTCAATAAAAGATCCGCAATGGGTTTTGCAAATAGGGCAGATGCAGTCGCAACCGTAGCTATTGTTGCAGTGGTAGTTACCACATTCGCTTGAGGCAAATACTTATCAATTACATTAGTAGGTTCATATAAAACTATACATATTTTTCCATCCTCACTAAGTTTGTGACCCACTACTTTTTCATCACCACTTGAAG